TTATAGCGAAAGTGTGTATACTTTCCAGCACTACTTCTACCTGTATCTATTTGTGACCAAGAACCTGTTTTACCAGCTTCGTGTATCTTACCGCCACGTGCTGCAATAACTTTATTATTAAAGTGTGCGCACATTAGAACTTTTTCAGAAGCACTTGCATCTTGTGGAACAATGTTTGTATTCCACTTTGCGTAACCCGATATACGGCGATAACCACCTTTAATGTCTGGCTCAAAATTCTGTAGTTCTAAAGCCATGCCGGGTTGCATAGCAAAGGTAGAACGGTCTAATACTAGGCCACCTTCACAAGCAAAGACAAAGGGGCTAAGTCCTGATTCATCAGCCATGTCTTATGCTCCTGATGGAAATATAGAAGTACCGTATCTCTGTGATTTTGGTAAATAAGTAGACCTTATATAGTCATAGCTGTTTAAGTACAAACTCTGCATATGTTTAATTCCATCCTCAAAACGTGCAAAGTTAATTCCATACTGCTGTGCCTCACCACGATACTGATATCCATAAGCAGTAGCACCATCTACAAGCACCTGCCGAAACTGTTCAGGTATTAATGGTACATCTGTAGCAGCTGATAGTGTTGTAGGTTTTATATAGGCATCAAACTTTAGTGTATATGCAGCGTCTGGATATGGATATAAACCGTAGTTATTATCTGGTGTTCTAAACACAAAAATAGGCACACCGCCTACGTCACTTGTTGTTTCTTGGTCAATATATTTGTCTACATATTCTTTGTAGTCAAGTACGCGCAAGCTAACGCCTGATACACTAAGGGTAGCATCTTTTGATATTCTAAATGTTTCATAGTCTGCATGATATACTGTGCTATCAAAAGCATAACGAGTAGTACCTGCGACTAATGTTTTTGTTTGTTCAGCGTGGCTAAAACCCCAACCAAACTCACGTTGAAATACATAATTAATGGCATCGTTTACCGCGTTCTTACATTGTGTTTGAAAACCTCTGGCAGTAGAAAACGAAGCACTTGTTAAAGCAACTTCGTTAAAACGAGCAAGAACTTCATTAGTAATGTCAAGATATGTGTATGCCATTATACATCCTTAAAATAGAGATGAAGGGGCAAGTTGCCCTGCCCCCTCAATTATTTAAGCTAGAGCGTCACGAGCCACGTCAGCAGCTTCCATTTCACCCATTGCGCTTACATCCATCATTACGGCAAAGACACGAATCTCACCAGCAGTAAAGGATGCACCACCACCAGCAAGGGTGAGGTCCAGAGTATCCGCAGAGCCAATAACAAGGTCAGCAGAGACAGTTACGCTAGGTGCATAAGCACCATCAGCAGCACCGTCAATGTCAAACGCTGTTACATACTCATCGGCATCTGCACCCGTGCCAAGGGCAGCGGTTGCGTCAGTACCCGTATTCTGAGTTGCACTGGAAGTAACCTGAAAACCAGCAGCAAGAATCTTGGTGTTTGCAGGAACAGTGATACACTGTACTACGTCACCGTTAGGATTAATGCTGTTAGCAGTAAGATTAATTACCTGCTCAACCATATACGGATTGCGTCCACGTTGGGAATTACCCATAGCAGGAGCAAGAGTAGCAGTAATTGTAGCCATTTTTTAAATCTCCCCTATGCTAAATGGTACTTAGCGTTCACAAGTGCTTCTGGACGAAGAATCTTGCGACCGTACAGGTGCATACCACGAACAATGTCAGCGAAGCTGTCAGGGTCACGATATGTTTCTGTTTTGTTAATTTGCTCTGCAGTTGCTACCGCTGAGTCATGTCCTGCAACAATCATACCAAAGCTAGTTGAGGAGTTCGTTCCTGTAAAGGAAGGACCTGTACCAACTGCTGGTAGGTTGTTAGAGGTATAGACACGGAAGCCATGAATCTGCGTACCAATTTGACCGTTCTGAAGACCAGAACCACCAAAGTCAGCATTGAACAGACGAGAATCTTCGTCTTTCAACAGTTCCATGAATACAGGGTCAACTACCAACCAACGTCCTTGTGTATCCACATTCTGCTGGTCTAGCAGACGTGACATACGAGCAATGACTGTCAGTGGGAAAGTATCACCAGCTGCAGGAGTTGAGTCTGTTGCACCACCAGTACGTGGCTGAAGTGCAAGTGCATCACCACCAGAACCACCGAAATCTGCCGCGTCAATTTTCATTGATGCAAGTAGTTCGTCAGTTGTAGAACCAACAGCGTTTGAGCCATTGACTACATCGTTAACTGTATCTGGTGTGCCGTGAATTGCAGACTGTTTGAAACCAGTTAGGTAGCCAAGAACGTCTTGGTCAAACTGGTCAGCTAGGCGATACGCAGCACGGTCACTTGCCAGAGACTGGAAGTTAACGTGTGAGTGTGCTTCTTCAATGTCGTCAACCTTAAATGCAAAGTAGTTAGCTTTGTCAATTGTTAGGCTGAAGTCTTCGTCATCAAGGTCTTGCGGTGTGATTGTTGTACCACGTGCATAAGCCTTAACTGTGATTTCGGGTTCTTTGATAATCTTAACGGAATCACCCATAGTTGCAATCTCACCGAAGTAGTCGGAGTTTGTGATTGCTTCACAAATAGCTGCCTTGCGGAATGCAAGCTGCACCTGTTTGCTGTAAATTACGGGTGAAAAATTACCGTTAGGAAGATTACCATACCCAGCTGCGGTATTAAAAGCCATGATATAATCTCCATTTAATTGGCATTGTTTTCAACAGATGCAAACTCACTAAACTAATTAGAGGCTGAGTTACAATGGGTGCGTAGCGTAGCTAGGTGGCCGCCCAACTATTTAACGGGCCATGTTTATCAGGTAATCCATAAGAATGTATGTTTGCGTAAATGTGTAAGCAAGTAGCTAACTCACTTACACTTATGTGACTATAGTTATACTTATAAAATATTACTTGTCAACACTTTTTTTAATTTATCTGGCAGAACCAGACATATCATAGATAAACTTACCACTACGGATAGCTTCCATGATTTCATCAGACTTCTTCTCATACTCTTGAGGAGACATCTTTTGAACTTGAGATTCACGTAAATACGTAGATGCTTCATCATTTTGAGGCTTACTACGTGAGTTACGTGTTTCAACTGATTTCGCTGCATCTTTATTGCTGGCAGGTTTCTTTTCAGAAATACCTTTGTCAGCTTTGTACAGGTCAATTGCTCTTGCAGCAGACCTTGCGTCATTGTCATTATCATACAATGCATCCTGTACCCACTTAGGTTGTTCTTCAGCCCACTCGTGAAACTCATCACTGTCACGAATGTCACCAAAGTCAGGATGTATACGCATTAGTTCTGCTTCAGCTTTTTCTTTCTTTGCAGACGACTGCATATCATCAATTGCTTTTACACGTTCTTCAAGAGCAGATGATTGCTCTTTAGCTTTCTTGATAGCAATTGTTTCTACGATAGCTGCTACATCTGGGTAATCTTTTGCCCATGCTTCAATGTCTTCATCAGACTTAGGCAGTTTAATTTCTTTACGTGTAGCACTATCTAGTTGTTTTTTGAGTTCATCCAATTGTGTTTGAAACTCTGTTTCTTTTTCCTGCATGTGTCTGCGCAGGTCACCGTAACGCTTTTTAAATGTTTTTTCTTCTGCGTTAGTTGGTTCAGCTTCTTGAGGTTCTTCTGGTTTAGCCTCTGCCTCACCTTGATGTTCCTCAATCATCTTTTGTAGTTCTTCTTCTTCCATTTTACGTTTTTCTTCGTTAGTGTACTTACGATTTGCAAACGCAATCTTTTTTTCCGGCTGCATTTCTTCAGCCATAATAGCATTCTCTGCCATGTTATCTTCTCCTCTGGGGCTAACCGTATGCCGTGTTAGGGGGGTTAGGTAGCCAGTTAATGTAGTCTATTTATTTCTTAGAAGCTAGACTACTAGGCTTCTTTATATATCTGCCCTACCTGTAGAATCTAAACCTTCTCCTGTTCTACCTCCTTGCCCTTTATCGGGTGGACCACTTCCACCGCCACCTTGTGATGTCGGCGCAGAAGTACCAGAAGTTTTTGATGTATCGGGTTTACTTGTATCAGGCTTGCTAGGTTTGTCTTGTCCAGCCTCTAGTTCTTTTTCAAACTTAGAGTATTTTGCTGCTGCAGCTGAACTTAAATTACTTTTTGCTTCATCTGATAATAGACCACCGCGCCAACCACTTTTATTACCTGCAGCTATAGCCTTTGAAAAATCACCAACGGAAGCATAACTAAAAGTTCCTTGAGGACCCAATGTTTGACCGCCATTTTTATCAACAGCAATGCCATGTTTATTAAAAACACCACCAGTTATAGGGTCTAAGTCGCCCTTTTCATAACCTACATATCCAGTAATACCTGTGCCAAGAACTTTTTCATATTCCATTCTTTGAATTTGCTGTGGTCCAAATGCCATAGGTTCAGGTGCTTTTGCACCTATTGTAGGACCTTGAACATCAAACATACTCTTTATAATGTTTCCACCGGGAAGAATGCTTAGTATATCTAGTCCACGAGAGCCTGTAATAGCATACCTATCTTTTGTTTCAGCTTTGCCTTGTTGTATTTCAGCAGGTGTTACACCACCAATTAATGTATTATCATCTCCACCACCCCCATCACGTACCGTAGATGTTTGCACTTGAGTAGGTGCAGTTGTAGCTTCCGCAGCTTGTTCTGGTTTATATTCTTTAGAAGGTACAAAACCTAGTGGAATAGCAGTTGTAGGTTTATTATTTATAAATGTAATAATTCGGCGTTCTTGAGTTTCGGGATTAATGTACTCACGGTTTTCAGGAGCCATGCCAGCAGCAGGTTGTATATAATTTTGAAAGCTAGGAACTTGTGTTTGTTGTGCTGTAGTAGGAATAGTTTGTTGTACTGGTGGTGTATATGTCTGCTGCATAGGTACAGGCTGATATGGCGTATATTGAGGTTGGTAGTTTTGAAACTGTGAAGGTTGTGTTGATTGAATGCCAGTAAATCCTTGTGGCTGTACAAATCCACCTACCTGCATTTCTAATTCATTATTATCACCCATTTCATCTTCTATGTCAAGGTCATTAATATCAAAAGGAACGCCATCAGGAATAGTTGCTTCTTCAGAATTACCCATTTGACCCATTGCATCCATGCGAGAAAGCCCCATCTTGGCTTCATCACGTAATGTCATAATCTTTTCAAGTCCATGATAACGTACTACATCTGCTGGAAGTACAAACTCGCCCTCACTAAGTTGGGCAGGAATGTCATCTCGTACTTCCTCTTGTGTAGAGCCAACTGGTACATCATTACCAGACACAGGGTCTGTTGTACCGCCTTCATCTTGGAGACCGCCGTTTTCAAACAGTTCCATTTGTTTTTGCATCTCAGCCATCTACTGCATCCCTTAGTTTTTGTAAACTGCGTAATGTTCCAATCGCACCCTGCGCACGATGTATAGTAACCATATTATCGCTTTGTTCAAGTGTACGTTGCTGTTGTTCTATCAACGCATCAATATAATTACTGAAGTGGCCCCATTGGCGGCTGTTGCTGACCATTGGCTTCAGTTTGTTGAGGAGTTCCTTGTTGTTGTGCATTTCCACTAAATCCTTGTTCACCCGGTACAGGAGCCTGTCCAGTACCTATGTTGCCACCACCTGCTCCTGTTGGGTCCATTGGGTTAGCACCTGCTGGTGCTTGTTGCCCTTGTTGGTCCATAGGCTGTTGAAACCCTTTTAGTATCTCAGCCTGTAGAGCAGCTTCACTCATGTTGTTGGTAACTTTTTCAGGGTCAAGTCCCATTGACTTTGCAATCTCACGAATAACATATTGAAACTTAGCAAACGGTGCAAGCGCAGGATTGCTTGAGATTTGTAAAAATTGCATCAGTCTTTGGCTACGTACTTCATTAGCCATTAGGCTTTCTGTTCCACGTGCTTTAACTTCAAGGTCACCTTTAATAGAAGGGTCAAAGTCAAATTGCATATTAAAACGAAACAGTCCTTCACCTAATGGGCGTAGTAAATAATCATCTACGTTTTTAATGACAGTTTTAATTGAACCAGCAGCAGCACCCATTAGCATGGAGATGCCGCTGGCAGTTCTACCTACACCAGTAACGCCTGTCTGCCCATGCGCAAAGGATGGAAAACCAGAACTCTCGTCAGCAAGCTGTCTAGCCTTATCAAACATCATCATGTTCTCACTAGACACATTAGGATACTTTGTGCCAAAAATAGCCTGTCCCGGTGCGCCACCCTGCCTACGGAACACCTTACCCGGATACACAGTCAAGTCTTGTCCCGGAACTAGGTTTGTTTCATCTACCTCAATAAGCAAGTTTCCAGACAGTACAGCATTATCAACAGCCATACGCATAAAGCCATTCATTAGTGTCTGTGTATCATCAAGGTTTTCTGCTATGCCAATGCCAAAGAATGAATATGGGTTTAGTTCGTATGGAGCAGCTACGTATGGAATCTTTGAAGGCTTAAACGGATTAAGTACCATGCGAATTAGTTTGTTGTTACAAACCCACACATTAGCTTGTAACTCATCAAAGTCTTGTAGTTCTTTTGGGATTTCAATATCTTGTTCTTGTAGCATCTCAACATCAACCATGCCCCAATATTCAAGAACTTCAAAACGGTCAACGCCATGCTCTGGTGCATAGTCTGCTAAGTCATCTTCCCAATACTTCTTTGTGTAGTTCTCACCATAAGAAATAGCTTCATCAATAACCTGTGAACGGAAATATGGACGTTTCTTCAAATTGCGTAATTGTGAACGTGACATCTTGTGTCGTTCAATTATATACTGTGCTTCATCCATATTGTTTGCATCTGGGTCTGGGTAAAAGTTCCACACAGATACATGAGATACTTTAGGAATAGTTTTAAAGAGTGGGTCATACTCACCCTCATCATTCCAATTTGGATACTCTTTATCTTCTGCAAATGGACCCTTCATTACGCCAGTACCAAACAATGCCATTTCAAAAGAACTACTGCGGAGACTTTTACTTGCACCTGACTCATCTAGTTGGTCATGTATTTTCTTCTGCATCTTTTTAGCAGCTACCATAGCTGGGCTAAACTCAATAGCAGTAGGTGTTTGTCCCGGACCTTCTTTTAGTTTATCTTGTACACTGTCAAGTTTTTGTTCAAGTGGTCCTAGTTTTTCTGTCAAAGTTTTGGCAGTAGCACCAGCAGGTAAATCTCTGCCATCACCTCTAAAACCATATGGGCTTGTTAAATCTTCTTGCTCACGTAACTGCTCTGGTTCTTGTGGGTCAAAGTGTACGTCAGCCACTACGCCTTCAGGTAACTCTGTTGGGTCAATAGACAGAGGAAAACGATTGTTAGCAAATAGTACGTCAACAATTTGACCATACGCAGCAAGTGTTTTTGTTTTAGTAACCTTTACAAATACACGAGACTTCTCTGCTTCAGTAAATTGTACATCTGGACCATACAGACCACGATAATTACGATACGCACGAATCCAACGCTCTTCATCTTGATAGCGATAGTCTTCTGCTTTCTGATACCGTTCTTGAATAAATGGTATAATAGAAGAGACACCTATATCAGCTTGTACAGAATCATCTGTATCTTCTAACGCAATTGCGTCATCTTCAATCATAATATCATCATCAGCCATATTTTAGTTCCTTAGTATCCAAATGTTGAATCTGCTACTTGCATTCCATTACTAGGTCTACCTCTAGGGTCATAGTCAAATATACTAAACCTTGGTCTGGACATTATACCATATCTTAACGCATCGTACAAGTGGTCTTCCGAATGCGTGTCAATATCCTCTGGATTTTTCTTGTCAATGGGCAAGGCCGGTAACTGAGACACAGTGTTCGTGCAATTATTAAAGAATACAAGTCTAGGTTCCTCTGTAAATTCATCTACCTGCAAACGTCTGTGTATCTCATTCTTACCAGCTACACGACTGCCTTTACTTCTGTCTGAGGGTCTCCAACGACACCCTCTACTAATCAT